CCTTAATGACCCTATGACCTGGAGAGCGTCAGATGTGGCATTCTTATTATGGGGTTCAAATCCTTGGTCAAATCCAATGGAAGCTGGTGATTGGGCAGAACGCAAAGTATCACAATTAATTAATGAGGGTGAATTAGAACCAAGAAATGATAGTTCTACACCTGCACCAAAAAAAGACCAAATTACAGGAAGTAAGAAAAATCCACAAGGTTCTGCTAGTGGTAAAGCAGGTGATATTGAGTTTAGTGAAAAAACAGAAAAAGCTATTAGAACTATTGTTGATGAACATAATGATGAAATAAAAGGTATGGCAGATTGGCGTAAGTTAAGACAACCTACAGCTAAAGCAGTTGTAAGACGTGGATTTGGTGCATATTCAACAAGTCATAGACCAGGTGTAAGTCGTCAAGCGTGGGGATTAGCTAGACTTCGTGCATTTAGCTATTTACTAAAAAATGATAAACCACAAAATTCTAATTACAAAGCAGATAATGATTTATTACCAAAACAACACCCAAGATATACTAAAAAGGAAGAAAATATGAGTACACAACATTTAGAAGTTTTTGATATTCCAGTTGCTATATCACAAACATTAGAAACACAAAAACGTAACACTATTCTTAAAGAAATGAATAGACAAACTGAAAATAGAAGTTTTACATTTAGTGCAGTTGAACAACGTAATGATGATGATAAAGATACATTACTGTTTACAGGATATGCTAGTGTATTCAATAAAGGTTATGGTGTTCGTGACCAACAAGGTGCTTATACAGAAACAATAAAACCTGGTGCTTTCAAGAAAACATTACAAGAACAAGATGACGTTAGATTTTTAGTAAACCACGATGGTATTCCATTAGCTAGAACATCATCAGGTACATTACAACTAGAAGAAGATGATTATGGTTTATTTGTACGTGCTGAATTAGACCCAGCTAACCCAACAGTTGCAGAAATTGCAAGTGCTATGAAGCGTGGTGACTTAAACGAAATGTCTTTTGCATTTGCTGCTATAAGAGATGAGTTTGACGCAACAGGTGAGAATAGAAGTGTTACAGAAGCAAAATTATTTGATGTATCTGTAGTAACTTATCCAGCTAATCCTTGGGCAGGTGCAAAACTTAGAGGTGTTGAAATAGATAATCTTCATAAAGAATTAGTTGAAGCTAGAAGTGGCGATAAAGCAGCAGAAGTTTTGGAAAGTTTTATTAATAAACTAGAGGAACGTCAAGAAGACGAACCTAAAGATGATATTGATAAAAAAGAACGTAGTAATAAAAAGATAGAATTGCTTAAAATGCAACTTGAACTTGAAAATCTACGTAAAAAGTCGTAACGCCGTACATTAAATTTTATTTGAAGTACACCTTACGCAGAAGTAAAAGCAAAAAACAAAGGACAACACAATGAAAAAACTCATTGAAGCTAGAGAAGCTAAAGTAGCTGAATTTGACGCTTTAACTGTTGAGCTAGAGGGAATGAATGAAGCAAACGAAGATTTTGACGCTAAATTTAAGCGTTCAGCTGAATTAATTGCTGAAATCAAAGACCTTAACGAAAAAGTTGAAGAAGTTAGAGAAGCTGCTGAAGTTATGAAAGCTGTTAAAGAGAGCAGAAATGCACTTGGTGTTGAAGAGGAAGACTTGGGCGAAACAGTGGCCGTTGTTGAAGTTAAAGAACCTGATATGTATAGAGATGGTGGACAAGCTTCATTTATTGCTGACGCTTATGCAGCAAGAAGAGGTGACTTCAAAGCACAGGAAAGACTTAACAAACATCAAGAATTTGAAGCTAGAGATGTTGGAACAGGTGCGTTTACAGGACTTGTAGTTCCACAATACCTAGTTGACAAATTTGCAGAAAAAGCAAGAGCTGGAAGTGCATTTTATAATGCAATCGCAAAAGAAACATTACCTGCATTTGGTAACAAAGTTGAAATTTCAAGAATTACAACTGGTTCTTCTGCTGCTGTACAAGCTTCAGAAAATTCAGCTGTATCTGAAACTAATATGGACGATACCTTATTAACTGTAAATGTTAATACAATCGCTGGACAACAAGATGTTTCTAGACAAGCACTTGAAAGAGGTGGACAACCTGGTTTCTCATTAGAGAACATTATATTTGGTGACTTAGTTGCTGCATATTACACAGCATTAGACGACCAAATGCTTAATGGTTCAGGTTCTTCAGGGCAACACTTAGGTATTGCTTCTGTATCAGGAGTTAATGAAACTACTTACACAGACGCTTCACCAACAGTTGCAGAGCTTTATCCTAAATTAGCTGACGCAATTCAAGAGGTTAACTCTAATAGATTTGCACCAGCTACAGCAATCATTATGCACCCAAGAAGATGGGGTTTCATCACAGCTGGACTAGATAGTTCTAATAGACCATTAGTACTACCTGCTGGAAACAACCCACAAAATCCAATGGGCGTAGGTGAAGCTGGTAAATATGGAAATGTCGTAGGAAACCTTTTAGGTATTCCAGTTATTACTGACGCTAACGTTGTAACAAACGCTGGTACAGGTACTAACGAAGACCAAATCTATATTGTTAAAGCTGACGACCACATTTTATTTGAAGATGGTATCTTCCAAATGAAATTTGAGGAAACAAATGCTGGTTCATTAACAACTAAATTAGTTGTTTATGGATATTCTGCATTTGCTTCAGGTAGACAACCTCTTGGAATTTCTAAAATTTCAGGAACAGGATTGGTAACACCAACCTTTTAATTAAGAGTGGTTTAAGTGCGTCAGGCAACTGACGCACTTAACCAAAGGAATAAGATTTATATGAATGACAAATTAATAGAAGCTTTAAAAAAAGAACTTAAAGGTTATGAGCTACAAGGTAAAGCTGATAGAGCTGAAGATGTTAAAAAAGCACTTAAAGATATGGGTGTTAAAGTTGAAACAGCTTCTAAAAAACCTAAAGCTGAAAAAAAAGTAGATAAAAAAGCTGAAATAAAGGAATAGTATAAATGGCCATTGTAAACGGCTACTGTACACAAAACGAACTAAAACAGTTCGTTGGTATTCCAACAACAGACACAGCTGATGATACTTTATTAGATGACGCTATTAACGCTGCAAGTAGGCAGATAGACGCTTATTGTAGTCGTTATTTTTATCAAGATGATAGCGTTTCAGCACGTGTATTTTTTGCAGACCACCCATACAATTTAAATGTTGATGATATTTCTACAACTACAGGACTTATCGTAAAATATGATGATACAGATGACGGAACATACGAAGTAACAGTCCCATCAACAGATTACCAAGTTTTACCATTAAATGGCGTAGTAGGTGGTATAACAGGAAATCCATACTACGAAATACAACTTATTAGTGATAGCAACTATGAATGGCCATTAGATATTGGAAGTAATAGACCAAGAGCAGAAATAACAGCTAAATGGGGATATGCTTCTGTACCACAACAAATTAAACAAGCTACATTAATGTTAGCTTCTGAATTATTTGCTATGCGTAATGCACCATTAGGAGTTGCAGGTGTAAGTGACTTTGGCGTTGTAAGTGTTCAACAAAATAGAGAAGTTACAAAACTTATTGCACCATTTAGGAAAACACCTATAGGCATTGCGTAAATGGCTACATTATCTGAAATACGTGATGGCCTAAAAACCACTATTGGAACAATAGATGGACTTCGTTGTTATGATACAATCCCTGACAATGCAATAAACTTCCCTGTGGCTATCGTATTACCTGGTGACATAGAGTTTGACCAGGCAATGCAAAGGGGAACAGATTTATATAAATTTACTGTACTTGTTGCAGTACAAAGAGCTGACGCAAGAACTGCACAGGACAAGTTAGACGCATTTATTACAGGAAGTGGAAGTTCTAGTGTAAGACAAGTTATATTTAATAATAGAGATTTAGGACTAACAAATACAGACGCAAGAGTAATTGGAATGTCAAATTATGCTGCTGATGTAAATCTAAATGGAATAGATGGTGTTGGTGCTAACTTAGAGATAGAAGTTTATACGATAGGAAGTAGTTAATGAAATATAAAATAATTTCACATAAAAAGATTATGGGTAAAGAAAATGGTGATGTTATTACTATTGATGATGAAAATGTAGCAAAAACATTAATGAAAGCAGGACACATAGAACCTACTACAATTAAAAAGAAGAGAGCTAGAAAAAAAGATGGTACTTTTAAATCTGATGATAAAAGCACACCTGATGTAAACGAAGCTTGGGAAGAATAAATGGCAAAATTTGTATTTAAAAATGGTAAAGTGTTTAGTGGTGGGTACGA